CTCGCCTTGTTGATGAACTCTTTGTAGACTGGTAAATCAGGATTATCCGGATTGAGCGTTGCCATCAAATAATCATTACGTGTGGACAACTCACGGACAAACTCGATGTCAGCCGTGTTGACCTCATCAATATAGACACATCCATACTGACCACCAAGGACCAGCTTCCATTTTTCCTTGTTGTCATATCCCAATACATAAATGATTTTCCCCTCAAACTTGATGTGAGGAATCTTCGAATCTTTATCACCATTACCACAATAGACGGCTGATTTGTGTATGTCTAAAATTCCGTTATCCTGATTAATGATATTCTTTTCAGCTACACCAACTGTCTTTGCTGCAATGATGTGAAACTTCTTCGAATTTCTGCTAACTGCTCGCATAAACTTGACACCAACACCAACCGTTGTTTTTCCAGCTGCCGTTGTACCTTCCAAAAAGTCCGCATCAACATTATTAAAGCTATTGCAAAAATCAATGTACTTTTGAGATAAAGGGAAGCTATTCGTCAAGTCCATCACCGCCCAACTGACTAACGATATCGTCAAACTTCTTAGTCTCGGTAACTGTAGCATTGATATCTACTTTCTCGGTAAACAGACCATATCGCTTGCCTAAATCAACAGCAGCACTCTTACGAGTTGATACATTAGGCTTTGCCTCTACGACACGTTGAGTGCCTTCTCCGTCTAAAACAAGCAGTGGTTCCGTAACTTCACCGCGCATCACAGAAGTGAGGAACTCTAGGACTTCCTGCTGGTCTGCTACACGCTCGGATTTCAACTCTTCCAATCGCTCTTCTATATAGGATTTGACGTTAACATTAGTTAACAGTCTGCTTCCTGCAGCTTTTGCTACCTCATCCTTTTTAATATTTGGATAGGCTTTTTTATAAGCCTGCGTTGCATTTAAGCAGATGATGTACTCATCGGCAAAAATCTTTTGTTTTTCAGTCATCCCATTTTCCATCACCACCTTATTTTTCATAACAAAAAAGACGCGTGTATGCGCCTTTTTTTCTAGGAGTCATCATAAAAAACGTTTTGCTTTCATTTTCTTGACAATACCATAATATCACTTTAAAAATTCCAAAGAGTTCCATTAGTTCCATTTTTTAGAAATTTTTTTCAAAGCGCTCTCTCTAGCCCGATGAATCGTTCCGCGCCCGCAACGTAGCTGAGCTTGAATTTGATTCCACGATAGTCCATCTATATACAACAACCGCATGATGATATTTTCTACAGGGTCGTCCAATGACTCAATCACTTGCACCAACTCATCCCGTTCCCGATAGAGTTCTTGGATTTCCTGATACAGTTGTTCTGACTTATCAATAATCAGCACGTTCAATTCCTCAGAGCGATTAGACGAATTTTCTGACTTTGGCATACTGTTAAACTGCTGCCCTCGCAAGATGCTCGATTTCAGGCTGATGATTTCCTGGTGTTTTGACTTCGCTTTGATATCGATATATTGCAAAGCTTTTAATCGTTGTTTGATGTTTATCGTCAATCGTCCACCTCCTCAATCTTGATTCCTGGACAATCGAATACCCAGCCGAAATCATGCGAAACTACTTCCTTTTTCGTGAGTTTATAGCACTTTTCTGAGAAATTAGTCCCTTTTGTAAAAAGGAGCACTACGGGAGAAAAATGTCCGTATTTATCTGCTAAGTCAGCATTTTGGTTGACGAGATATAAGTCCCCGTCGTTTCGGTTCAGAAGTGTAATTTTATATTTTTTCTCCTCCTTGATTGTGTAACCGTCAAGCCAAGCTCGAGCGAAGAGTTCTTGATTGTTTGCATCCATCAACCAGTCAATACATTTGTCAGAGAGATTATTTTCTTCCCATACAATGGGTTGTAATGCAAAAGATAGACTTACAGCAAAATGCTTAAACGTTTTACATTTTCTAATCCAATCCGCCACAAATTCCGGAATTTGGACTTTTTCTGGTTCTTTTAATAACTTTATCAATTCCAACGTTGTTAATTTATCAATCTTAGGTCTAGAGCCACTGCAATCTACTGGTAACTCAATAACTGCTTTAATCAACTCTTGTTTATTCATTTTCCTGTTCCTCCTGCTTGTTTTTCTAGCCAATTAAAGAGCAGACCGAACTGCTCTGTCACCAGCTCATCATCATTGTATTGCTTGCAAATTTCTCCGATTGATGACACAGCCCATAGCCAATAAGCGTCTGAACCAAAACCGACCTCTTGACTCTTCTGATTGCTGCGCGCCATCCATTCCGGAATGACCCTGCTAAAGAAATCAATGTAGTCAATCTTCATGGCAATTCCTCAATCTTGATATAGATCCCGACTGTGTCTGCCCAGAACTTTTCTGCTATTTCGCTGGCCACTTGTGCATCGTCTTTCCAGTAGCCAAGTTTCGTCATGCAATCTTTGAGCAACTTCTGCAGATTGTCCGTATCTGGCTTCGTGGTCTTGTACTGGCCGTCGTAGCTTTTCTTGATACGAGGGAAGCACCACTTGACCGTCAGACGAATTGCTCCTTTAATTTTATCCGGAGGCACATGCTGCGCGAGCAAGCTCTCAAATTTCGCCCTGGCATTTTTCAGATCCTCTGGCTCATAAAAGATTGGCTTTCCAAATCTTACGTTTACCTTTTTTTGTTGGTGAGTCGTTGTCGGAATTTTTTGCATCGGTAAAAAGAATTCAATAGACATTTTTATAAATGTACTCCTTTTCTTTTTTAAATTTCGCTTTTAGTCCATGACCCTTGTATATGACAGGGTGCGTTTTAAGCAACCCTGTCTATACAGGTATGGACATGATGGACGACAGGACATTATCTATATATATAATATATAGTTGTCTGTCCCGGACACGACCACATTTTTATGGTCTTGTCTGTCCTTTTTGAGACAAAGACACGACCATAAATTTATGGTGCTGTCTTATTCGGACACGACCTCGTTTTTGTGGTCTTGTCCTTTTTCTTTTATTGAATTTGAGTTCTTGTCGAACCAGTATTTTTTAGATGAATTCAATCTGCGAGTAACTGTTTTTACAGAAATTCCTAAATATTCAGCTACGTCTTCTTTTGAGGGAGGCTCGCCAAAATTCGCGTTTTCGATTGCTTCGTCAAACTCTTTCAACTTTTGCTTTTTATCTTCCTTTGCGTTCTTTTTGCGAGTTTCTTTAGCTTTCATCCACCCTGGTTTATCATCTTCCAGCTTAATATCCGCCAACACACCCGATTCATCAAGTGTATGCACTGGATAACTGAACCACATGTTGACTGGCTTAAACTTGGCAAACTCTCGGAGCGTGCCCTCGACACGCCATGCGGTCGCTATCTGGACTTTGTTACGGACTTCTTCGAGCCTGCCTACATAAGGCGCCCGAGCCATGACATCAGGAATGCCTTTCTCGAAATGCGTTCTCATCTGCGCAGGGCTCAAGAGGTCATCTAAGCCTACATTCTGTTGGTAATAGGCATTATTTCGCTCTTGCAAAGCCTGTTTATATACTTTGCACGCTGCTTGATTCAGTCTTTGAGTAAGCAATTCCTCTGATACTTCCAGTTCGACTAAGTCAATGAGCGCGTCAGGATCCCGAGCGAATACACCCGAACCACTAGCGCGGTCCATGGACTTCTTGCCACCTTGCGAACCTTTTGAGTGGTGGTGACAGTAGATAACGCTAGAGCCTAACTCTGTGGCCACTTTATCAAATTGATTCGTAAAATGTGCCATCTGGTCCGCACTATTCTCGTCACCCGTCAGGACTTTATAGATTGGGTCGATGATGACTGCGATATAATTTTTCTTCAAAGCTCGACGAATGAGTTTGGGCGCCAGCTTATCCATTGGTACGGTCTTCCCACGTAGATTCCAGATATCGATGTTGTTGATATTTTGCGGAGCCAATCCCATTGCATGGTAGACATCGCGGAATCGATGCAAGGCAGACGGACGGTCTAGCTCTAGATTGACATAGAGGACACGCCCTTGCGTACAATCCCAGCCTAGCCACTTCTTGCCCTCTGCAATCGCTATCGACATCTCAATCAAAGCGAATGACTTACCAGCCTTGGACGGACCAGCAATCAGCATCTTGTGGCCTTGACGAAGGACGCCTTTTATCAACTCAGGAGCTAACTCTGGCAAGTTATCCCAGCTGTCAGCCAACCCTTCAGGATCCGGCAGGTCATCGTTCAAATCTTCGATGTATTGATACCATTCATCCCAGTCAGCCTTACCGATGTTAGTATCTACCAAAAATTGCTTCTGACCGTTTCGGATGAACCCTGGCATACGTGATAGCCTGCTTGGATTTTTATTTTGAGTATCAACTATGATCCCATTCTTCTGACAAATTTTATAAAGATAATCAACACGATTACGATACTCTTCGTAATTCTTGGCATCTACTTTGACGATAGCATGTAGTGATTTATTTCCACTGTGTACTAAGGCTACGATTGGTAGCTCCAATTCTTTGTAGATGGCATTCTGCTTATCGATTGGCATACTGTCGGATTCGACCAGGGCGTATCTGAAATCTGTCACGTTTTCGTTTTTAGCGCCTTTTCCATCCATTGGATTGAATCGAATCCATGCGCCAGCTTCTTCGTGATAGTCACCAAGGACAGCTCCAATATCTCCATTACATTCTTGTAAGAGCTGAATCAACTCACCAGCTGTACGATCATATGCTCCCTTAGTTGGCAGCCATTTAACAATCTCGCCAGTTTCGGCGTCAGTTTTTTGGTAGCATTTGGTCACATAACCTACATTTTCGCCAGCTTCAAAAAGTGTTTCAAGGTATTTTATAATCTCCTGAACCGGATTCCAAATTGTCGGCTCATGGATTTCTTTACCTTCAATCCAGTCTTTATCAATGACACGATAATCACGGTCTATTGTATCGGTCCATCCTAACTCATGCGCATTCTCGCTATCATAACTAGACTGCGACACCCAGCCATTTTCTTTAGCAAGTTGGGTAATAGTCGCACCCGTCACGATTGTTCCTGCTTCTTCGTTGAAAGTATCCCATTTCTTGAAACACTCGAATTTCTTGTATCGGCTATCGTTTTGCGACCAGTTATCCCAGTCTGCTGCCGTATATCCCTCATGCTTCAAGGCCATGCCGATATTAACCCATGTCTGGTAGTCTACCGTGGCAGGATTGATATAATCCAGCAACGGCAACAAATTAAAATCATTCTCTGCCACTGTTTTCTCCTTTTATTTCAATTCTTTTGCTTTGTCTTTTCTTGGTCTTCTATTATTTGCTTGAATTTTAGCATCCACCCATCTACAATTAGATGGTTCATAATTACCGTTAACATCTATCCTATCAATAGACAAGTTATCAGAGTATCCATTAGACAACGCCCAATCATGAAATGAAGTATAATTATTTAGCCATTCGTCACATATTTTTATACCTCGACCGCCGTAGTTACTGTAAGCAACACATTCGGGATTGTAACAGCGTTTTTTCATACCATGAAAAATTTTAAAGATTCTAGTTTTAGAAAGTCCGTGGGTCGTATGATTCCCCTCTTTTCTAGCTTCTTTTTCAAAACATCCGCAAGATGTTATCTTCCCATATCGTAGGTGATCACTGCGAATATATTTTTCATTACCACAATCACATTTGCATAGCCAATAAATATATCTTTTTCGGCGTTCAAAAGTATTTAGTACCAATAATCGTCCAAATTTTGTATTAGCTAAATCAATTATTTTTCCCATTCTTGCACGCTCCTGTTCTGACTTCTTCTCTCACAATTGCACCATGTTCCTCAGTCAAGCAGTCCATACGATGCATGATAAGATTTAGCAAGGCAAAGTGTTGTCCATGCCCTGCAATCAAATTATGGTAAGACCAGTAATCCTCAATATTAGGTTTCTTGGCTAACCATTCATGTAAAATATCCAGACTTTCTCTAATTTCTGAAGTATAGGCTACTAGTTCTTCGTAACTGTCTAAAAGTTCAATTTTTGTCATAATAAAAACACTCCTTTGTGTATGTTGAAAAGAAGTGTCTCGCATGATATAATATTTCATGCGGAAACACTTTCTGCAGCGATAGGGTAAAGCTGATGTTTGGCGACAGGGGCTTTATCCTATTTTTTATGTTCAGACTGTAAAAGTTTTATACCTCTAATAATAACATCTGTCTTGTTAGTGTTGAGTTTATCAGCTAACGCCTGTAACTCCTCTGCTTCAGATTTGGTTAATCTAATTTCAAGACGAACATTTTTAGGATTGGAACTTTTAGGCCTTCCTGTTCGTGGGCTCATTCAATCACCTCTTTTCTGCCCGTACAGTAAATTATATAACCGTACGGGCAATTAGTCAAGTGTTTTTATTAAATTTTCAAAGAACTTTTTTAATTTGGCACATATTCTTTAGGATTAACATTTTGCGGAAGTCTCCATCCGCTTGCTGCTATGCGATTTATCAGCTTGTTCGCTGATTCAAAGCTCCATAGACCGACATTTCTAAAGCCGTATCTTTCCAAGAATCGAATCTGTTTTGGTGTCGTTAAACCTTCTGACTGTCGCTTGCTAAGTCGGTCTAGTAACTTGCTAGCTTTACCGTAATTTCCGATTTCGTCAGTAAAAATTCCAAATTTTTCTAAGGCTTGTAACTGATTTTTTGTTGGAGGAGACTGCTCGATTCCAAAGTTAGGTACGTAGTTCGACAAGTCTTCAGCATGGATAGACATTTCAAATTGCAATGGATCCACTAGCTTGCGTTTACGCTTGCGCATTTCTTCCAATTGTTTTGCCAAAGCCTCTTCACGCTGTGCGACGACGTCCTCGGTTGCCTTAACTTCCATATCTTCGAGGTCAAGCATTACACCAGTTTGCTCTTCCATGTTCTCAACCATTTTCTGAGCAACTTCTGGAGTCTCACAGATTAAGTGAGCTGGCCGACACAACTCGTGGCGTTCGGTGTGCCAGAGGAAGTCTAGCAAGAGCAATTCTTCCTTGCCTGGATGCAAGCGAGTCCCACGCCCCACCATTTGAGAATAGAGCGCTCGCACTTTGGTAGGCCTTAGCACAACTACGCAATCTACTGATGGGCAATCCCAGCCTTCAGTCAAGAGCATAGAGTTACAAAGAACGTTGTAGCGGTCATTCTCGAAGTCTTCTAAGACTTCTGCACGGTCCTTGGACTCTCCATTCACTTCAGCAGCACGAAATCCTTTTGTATTTAGGATGTCGCGAAACTTCTGTGAAGTCTTGACCAAAGGCAAGAATACGACTGTTTTACGATCTGCGCATTGCTTGACCATTTCATCTGCTATCTGCTCCAGATATGGGTCTAGTACCGTTCCGACATCGCTAGCTTTAAAATCACCCGCTGACATGCCGACATTTGATAAATCCAAGCTAAGCGGGATTGTCAAAGCCTTGATTTTCGATAGATAGCCTTCTTTAATAGCCTGTACCAGCGAATACTCATAAGCTAAGCTGTCGAAGTAGGAACCAAGGTTTTTCATATCTCCACGGTCGGGCGTTGCTGTTACCCCGAGGACATTAGACTGCTCGAAGTAGCCAAGGACGCGCTGATAGCCGTCTGAGATAGCGTGATGGGCTTCATCGACGACAATCGTATCAAACCAGTCGGGAGGAAATTGACTAAGGCGTTTTTCTCTTTGCATGGTCTGGACCGATCCGACCACAACACGATACCATGAACCGATAGAAGTATTCTCTGCTTTCTCTAAGGCCGTGCCAAGACCAGTAGCAGTCTTGAGCTTGTCGCTAGCCTGCTCCAAAAGCTCTGACCTATGAGCAAGGACAAGCACCCGCTTGCCCTCTTTCACTTGGTCTTCAATGATTTTGGAAAATACAATCGTCTTTCCACATCCCGTAGGCAATACTAAGAGCGTGCGCTTGTGACCTTTAGCCCATTCAGCTTGAACAGCCTCCCGTGCTTCCTGTTGATAAGGTCTTAATTGCATCCCTTACCTCCTAGAATTGACCAGCTTGGTATCCAGCTTGTCCTTGTGGTTGGTTCAATACTTTCGTATAATCTACATCTTCGGGATAGAGCATGGATTTGACTTCATTGTAATTATTTCCGTTATATTGTCGGGTTCCAACCTTACATACACCAGTTGCGCCAATGATGGTATTCCAGTTCATGCGAAGCGGTTCGCCTTTTTTCTTTTGGCCAATTGCAGCAAAGAAAGCAGATAACATTCCTTCAGTTGTGCTATGCAAGAATAGGTTGTGGCGCAGTTCGGTTTCGCCTTCGTTAGCGACGATTTTGATGCTAACGATAGCCTTGTTACATGCTGGCAATTTGCCGGGATTTTGCGGATTTGGTGTGTGTCGTGTGCGTTCCATGCCAACGACTGTAAAATAGTACAACCCATCAGGCAAAAGGACGAAATCCGAGTCTTTTTCAATCGTATCTTCCCAGCCAATTTCGTGATCAAAGTTGTTGTATTGTTGTTGTGTCATGTTGATTTCTCCTTTAAGCTAAAATAGTAATTTTTTTGTTGCTAGCAAGTTCATTTTTTAAATAATTTGCGATGCTTTCGACGGCTTCTAATTTCCATTTACCACCATCTGCTTCAAAGAGCGCAAGATTTGCCAATTTGTTGATGCGGAAGACGAATTGACTTGCTGGTTGTTCCACTTCGTTGAAAGTACGATATGGTCGCAAGGTTACTGGATTTGGAGTTTTAGCTTGTGCTAGGCTTGCTACACCATCGCGAACCGTAGCCATTTGACTGATGCCATTGTCCTGTACTTCTGCACCTTTTTCGATTTTCAAATGGCTAGCAAAATCCAAAACCAAATTACGGTCTGCATCATCGATAAACATAGACTGCAGCATAATATTGAATTCTTCCTGGTCGCGCCAATTACTGAACGGAATAACTGGGACAGATGCTCTTACAGACACGAGCTGAGGACGTTTACCATTTTCAAAATCAACTTGATTATATACAGATACTTTTTGGTAACTGTCCACGACAACTAAAAGTTTACGATCACTGATGAGATCGTTATCTGATTTGAGGTAGTCAACAAGACTCTTGAGTGTCTGAAGTTCGAGAATAGGTGCGTACTTACGAGGGTTAAGTTCCTGTAAGTCATATTCATTGCTGTCAAAATATTCCTTCCCTGTCTCTGATCGAATGATTTTCTTTTCTTTACCCGCTAGTTCGACTGTGTAAGATAATGCTTCTTTGAGATTTTCTGTCATGGTTAGTTACCTGCTTTCTTTTTGTTGTAATCAATAATATTTGTGCTTTGTTGTTCTACTTCTTCGACGAGTTCGCCAGTGTCGGTTCTCATATCTCCGTTGTCATCAAAGTAAGTCTGACCTGGGATGCCGCTCTTGAGCTCATTTGCGTGAATTTTACCAGTGTCGTCGCGACCGACAATGACAGTTGTTGCAACACCTTTCTGCGGTGCTAAAGTAGATTTGACTTCCATACCTGTTTTTACGACAGTACGTTCATCGTCTGTTGACATCGTTAGTATGATAGTAACCTTGCGAGTCGCTTTAGCTTCTGTATTGAGATCCAGAATATTCTCAAGGACTTTTTCAAGTTCTTTGTCAACCTTTTCTTGTAAGGCTGTATTTGCAATTTTTGACAAATCGATTTTAATAGTTTTATCTTTCATAGATACTCCTTATTATATTTTGCTATGATTTCTAATTCCCAGAATCTACATCTAGAAGGGCAGCTCAGGATCTGCTCGCACTTGGTTTTGAATAACTTCCATAGTCGCCTGCCAGTGTGCAACAATCATATCCCAATAATCAGGCGGGAAGTTTTCGATTGGCGTTCCTAACGGGAAGTGTCCACGGATGTAAGCGACTTTTTGAAGTTCTTCTTCTGTCACGTTTCCTTGTGTCATGAGGTCTGTCAAACTCTTTGGCAAACTTGCATGATATTGTTTAGGTGGTGTCTGCGGCGTGCTAGGAGCTTCATTTTGAGGCTTTTCAGCCACCTGTGACATATCAAGAGGCAATTCTTCTTGAACTTGCTCAGAGGCTTGCTGAACAGCCTGCTGAGGTTCTGGAGCGACTGTCTGTGGTTGTGGCTGTTGTGTATGCACTTGCTGATTCGCAAAGATATGAGCAATCCCTGCATAATGGAACGGTAATTTATCAGGTAATCCATGTCGGTTCTTGGCGTCCCATGCTGGGCGATGATTGGTATACATCACACGTTCACCGCCCTGCGCCTTCTTCTTGCCGTTCTCGGCCGTCATGACTAAGGTTTTGTAATTGGCAAATAGAACCATGTCTGCCCACTCTTTTACCAGCGGTGCAGTTTGGGAACTTGTCTTCTTACCAAGTTTGAGCTCATATCTGTCATAAGAACCCATCTCGTCCGGTTGCTCGAATTTCTTAATCTGAGCGTGCGCAGTCAATACCACGTTGATACCCATATCAACCAAGTCAGACAGACTATTTAAGAAACGTCCCATTTCTTCTTGTACAAAGGTGTACCCCTTGCCCCAGCCAAAATCCTCAATCCCTTGCTTACCGTGTTGCGAACAGATGTAATTAACTGCCAAAGCTTCCGCCCAGTCGATTGTGTCAATGACCAATGTGCCACATTCGGTAGGATTCGCCTTGATAAAAGCAATCTCATTGATCAGCATGGTCCAGCTGGTCGGCTTGTCTAATCTAGCCACATCCATGTTATCTGTCGAACCTTCTGTATCGATGAAGACAGCATTTGGAAATTCAGCAGCAAAACTAGATTTCCCAATCCCTTCTGGACCGTAGATAACTACCTTTTGAGCTCGCGCCCGTTTTCCTCTTGTGATTTGCATGTTTAGTCATCCTCCATCCCAGCTTCTAACATTTTTAAGAATCTTTTAAATTCTTCTTCACTCGATGTTTCAGTTTCTTTAATCAATTCTTCCGGTTCTTCACCGTCAAGTGTTTTGAGCTCATACGTTGCAGTCACTTCGAGCAATTCACAATTTAATGCATTCGCTAGTTTTGTAAAATCTTCAATTTGTATTTTTGTCGCTTCAACTTCATTTTTAGCAGCATGTTTCAATTCTTTTGTATATTCTGCTGAATAAGCAAGAGTGTGTTCTTTGCTTTTGTATTTCAATAAAAAGCTACCTGTTTTTCTGTTACGTAATACGATAAAAGTTTCTGTTTTTTTCATGGTTGTTCTCCTTTAGTTTTTAAAATCCACCTTGCCAAGTTGGTGCGACTGTTTCAGCGTGTCCTTGTTGAGCGGCGCTTGCGAATTCTACCGGCTTCACGCTATACCCGTCTTCAATCAGGATGCTACATTCGTCTCCTGTTGATACTCTAGTCGCGATTGCTTGCAAGCCTTCTTGCTCAAGCCATGCGCCAAATTCTTGCAAGGTCTGCTGATCCATTTGCTCCAGCTTATCAATTAGCACGAATCCACATTCTGGCTTCAATTTACGCACGATTGCGGTCGCAACTTGCAGCTGCTGACTACCAGACATGTTGTCCCATCTCTGGCCAAGATAGAGCAATTCTCCATCATCCACGGATAAGCCTGGCAACGGTAAATCTGCATTGGTGAGCAAGTCTGTTTTTTGCTTACGGATATCATCAATCACATTATCAAGTTCCTTGTATTGCTCGCGATAACCCTTAGCATCTTCTTCGGCTTTATCCTTGTCCAGATTAGCACGCACTTTACGATTGATTTCGTCAATCTCTGCGATGCTCTTTTCGATTTCTTCAGTTGATTCATCGAGAAGGTCCATGGCATCGGTATTCGCGATAGCCAAATCCTGAGCCAATTGTTCTTCTTTTGTTCTCGCATCAGCCAGCAATTGTTCCAGTCGTTCAACTTCTGCAGTCGCTGAGTCATGTTGATTTTGGATAGATACCAAGTTCTGGCGCTTACGAGCATTCTCGCCATTCTTGGTAAGGATAGCTTGTTGTTGTTGGATAAGTTCAGAGATAGAGACTAGCTCTTTCGGTGCATCTGGATAGTACGGCTGTTCTTTTGCGAACTTCTCCTTTTGGTCAGCAATCACACCGATTGCATGGCGTTCGTCATACTTGGTCTTTTCCTGCAATTCCAATTCAGCCAATTGAGGACCAACTCCAATAATCTGCAACAGAGTTTTAGCTTTCTCTTTGCTAGTCTGCTCCATGAATTTTGGCAAGTTGATAGCCAGCTCCTCAACGAAGCTATCCAGCAAGTTTTGTCCTGCTTTATTACCGCTTGGATCAATCACTTTGAGTGTGCTGTTCTTACCACTACGCTCCACAATCAATCCGTTTGATAGCGTGATTTTAAGACTAGGAGGGATTGTACTGCCTTCTCTCTGAGCTTGGCTAGGCTTGTACTTGTTACCACCCAACGCCCAAGCAATCGCGTCCAGTACGCTTGTTTTCCCCTGATTGTTATTTCCACCCACGATTGTCAAGCCAGTCGCTGACGGCTCTAGTTCGACCGCCTTCACGCGCTTGACGTTTTCGATTTCTAGTTTATTGATTGTTACCATTTTAAACTCCTTCTTCTACACCTTTTGCGAGTCCCACAGGTGGCTCTACATCATAAGTAAATTGTTTGTCTGAATTTCTCAGATTCATGCGTGCGACATTGTTAGCTATCAGCTGACGCTCTTTCTGCTTCATTTCAGCGTGTTCATCCAGCCTATTTACTAGAGACCAGAGCCCGATTCCGACGATTGTCACGAAATAAAGGTATTCCATCATTTTGAGTTTTCCTTTTCTTTATAGATTGCCACCATGTTTTCAAGATCAGCAATACGCTGATTGGCATTTTGAAGTTTTTCTTGTGTTTCAATCAGTGATTGATTGAGATCCAGAGCGACCACTCTCCAGTCCAGATTGGTTTCTTCGACCTCTTCCGAAAAGTAGTTTTTAATTCTTGCTAGTAGGTTCATCCGACTGACCTCATTTTCTTGCTTTTCACCATTTCTTTCTTCCAAGTTCGAGTTCCACGATATTGCAGATATTCGTCAAAGCCTTTGATTGTGACGAGCTGACCATCATTCCTAAGATGTTTCTGTTGGCTAGGTAGCTTTTTCATCTCTCGTCTCATGTCTCCCGCTTGTCGCTTTGAGCATCCAAAGATGTGTTCTAATTCTTCATCGTTAGCAGAGACTTTTTCGATGATCACATCTTTAATTCTTACAATTTCAACTGCTTCCATTTTTCTCCTTTCGTGTTATACTTTAGATGAATATTTTGTTGAGCGCCTGACTTCTGTTAGGTGCTTTTTTACGCTACCGAATTTTAAAATCTTCAATAACCCGAGCAATGAACTGATTTGCTTGTGGATTTTTCAGCTTACCGTTCAGGATATTAGTTACATCTTGACGAGCCATGCTATACTGTACCGCTAGCGTCGCCATCGTCAAATTGTGTTCTTTCAGATAATCTCTGATTTTTTGACGTCCACCATCCATGTTTGGCATAAGCACCCCTCCTTTTTTTTTTCTCTCCTCGCTTTCTGCTTCAATTGTTAAAGTCGAAGCTATATAAATTTTACACATGGCTATTCAAGGCGCGTTTCGTGATTTCGTCTTGGATAGCCTTTGTCATTGCTAAGCCATGTTCTGAAAAACTAGTGTTTTTAGAAACTAACAAAATTGCTTGCGAATATGTCTCAGATTGTTGAATAGCTTCATCAGCTACCTTCTCAACAAAACTTTGAATATCGTTTTTTAGATTCTCTAAAGATATTGGAGACACTTCTTTTTTCGACATTCATCTTCCTCCTTTTCTTTGTAAGTTAAAAAATTGATTATTTTTAACGAAAATTGTTGTCTGCTCTGACTTTTAGCAAATAGAACCTTTACAAATCTTCTTACATTTAGTATAATAACGTCACCTTTATAACAGAAAAGAGCTGATGCAAATTGGCAGAATTTTTGAAAGGTACTGTGTTTCAGTAAGCTTTATTCTTCGTTTCGCAAAAAGCTAGTCACTTATGCCGGATTAGTCAACGTTAGTAAGACTCAAAACATTTATGACTTTAAAGAAGAATATCCTTAACCAACTGCAGTGCGAGGTGCGGATACTTGCCAAGAGTTGCGTGTCACTGCTTCTGGCCTGAGCAGACAATTTCCGTAGCGTATTCTATGAAGCAGATAGAATACGTTTTTTATTTTGTAAGAAAAAAAGTTAGAAATTTTATAAAATGCTTGACAGTTTTTAGCGTATCTGCTAAAATGAAAGCATAATTAAAAACCTTGATAAAACATTATATCTATCAACTCATTTTGCTCGCCAAAGCTATTTATTTTTAGATAAGTTTTAACTTCGTTTTTTACTAACTCATTAACTTACAAAAACTATTTTAGCGTAAACGCGAAATAATGTCAACTGATTTTCGTGTATTTTGTAAAATATTTTTTGTCATGTCTTAGAAAGGCTGATAAATCAATGTTTTCTACTTTTGAAATCGTAAAAGATTTATGTGAAAAACAAGGGATTTCGCTAAATACTTTAGAAGATAAGCTAAAGCTAGGAAAGAATTCTTTGTATGGGTTGAAAAGAAATCAACCGTCTGCTGAACGGCTGCAACAAATAGCCGACTACTTCAACGTGTCCACTGACTATTTGCTTGGTCGTACTGATAACCCTGCTATTGCTGGAGATTCCAAAGAGTACATATGGAAAGGTAAGACTCTGAATGTAGAAGAAATGGCGTCTAACGTCATGATGTTCGGTGGTCGTGAATTAACAGATGAAAAGAAGAAAATCATCCAGTCTATCATTGAAGGTTATCTCAAAGAAGCTGGTGATTAGAGGTACTGCTTAGTGACCGAAAAAGAAATTATAAGTCATTTTCAGGTTCGCATTGTCGATTTTGACGGTGAACTAATACCTGATGAACTTGGATTTTACGAAAAAGAAACCAATACAGCTTTCTTGTCGAGTAAACTCAGCAAACAAGAGAGAGTTAAGGTACTACTGCATGAACTCGGACACAAAGACCACACACGCTCAGAGTACCAGAACGCTCGCCTACGCTGTGAAAACGAAGCCGATAGGAATATGATCCATCATCTCGTAAAAGACGCGATAGAAAGCTTAGACGACCCTACAGAGTTTGATTACCTCAAATTCATGTCTTATTACAATCTTAAAACCGTGACAAATGAAATCATGGTAAAAGAGGAATACTTGGCATTAGTAAATTAAAAATGGCATTGAAGATATTTATATAGAGGGGAAATATATGCAAAAGACTGTTGAAAAAATATTATTCAGAGTCGCTGGAGTGACAAAATATAAAAAAGCAGTAAAAGAAGCTTGCAATATGATTGCTGAAGACAACGGGATTCCAGAGTATTCAAAATACTATGGCGATTTATCAGCTAAGGAAATCAGGGAAGAAGTTGAAGAATACGGTCTAAAAGTTTTTAAGTATCGAGATTTAGATATTTTTAATATTGAACTCATTCCAGAAACGGATAATAAATATGATCCCAATGCTATAAAAGTTTTGATTTTTGATAATCATGTAGGATACATCCCTGCAACAGTCGCTAAATCTATCCGTAAATATTTTGATGATGAAAGATATCATTTCCTAATAGAATGTGAGATAAAAGGCGGTCCATATAAAGAATGGGACGATTATGAAGAAAAAGTTATCACAAATAATGATTTGGATGTTGGTTTTGAAATTTACCTTACCATTGTTGATTCTTCACAAAAAGAAGTAATTCAGAGCGAATCATCTGAGATAATTGATGATAACATTTCCAATAAAGAAGTTACGAAAACTGAATCTATTGAAACTAAAACAACTGAAGCTGAACATATTGAACAAAATATTGTTAATGACAGTTTCGCTGATATAGTAAACGAGATTAATCTTTCAGAAACATCTCCTAAGAAAAAACTTCCTGCCAATAAAATCATATTTTCAGCACTGTATCTTTTCTTAGTCTTTTTTGGAGTTGTTGGTATTCCAATCGCTCCATTCCTTGCAGTCCCTTTGACAGCTTGGAGTTTGTATAAACTATACAAACTATTCAGAAAATAAAAAAAGCCCCACAATCGCCCTCGCCAAAGTTTGATTGTGAAGCTTACCTTGTATAAAAATCAGCCATTAAAAAGGCCTCTTTTCTATACCCTATTTTA